ACAGCAGCAACAAGTAGAACAATCCTAGGTAAAGCCGATATTCTAAAAACAACTACAAGGACAATTCAAGGACTTGCCAGAATTACCAAAACTGTAAGTCAAACAATTCTTGGTCGTGCAAGAATAACAGTTGCCACGTTGCAAACACTTAATGGGAAGGCAAGGCTATCAACTACTACAGCCAGAACAATATTGGGTATAGCCAGAATTACGGCTTCCTCTATTCAAACTATTCTTGGAAAGGCTCGTATTACAAAGTCTGTAAGTCAAACTATTTTGGGTCTTGCAAATATAGTAGGCGGTGCAAACACTGTAGTTCAAACAATTTTAGGTAAAGCCAGAGTTACAGCATCTTCTACGAGAACAATTACTGGTAAGGCGTTGATTATGTCAACGATTGCACCACCATGCCCTAGAATAATATTTATTGATGGTGAAGTAGGATATAGACTGACAAATAAGATATACACTCATATATAAGTATATTCAGTTGCAAACATTTACCCTGAACTCATACCATTAAAGTATGAAGACCCTTTCACAGATACTTGCAGATTCAGCAGCATATCTTGACCTTGATCCATCACTACCAACAGGAACAGAACTTACTGTACGCATAAACTACGCACAACAGGCTGTTAATGAGTGGGGTGGAGTATATAAGTGGAGGCAATTACGACAGGTTTATAATACTCTTGCTACAGGAGCTACAGTATCACTTCCTTCTAACTTTCGTGAATTTATGGGAGCACCTCGTAACAAGGTTGCATCTGATACATGGGATGAATATCCTGAAATAAAGGCAGAGGATACATACAATTATTTGGATAATGACAAATACTGTTACGTACTTGGTAACCCTTCAAGCGGGGTAAGTGTTATATTTAACGGCCTCACAAATGCTTCGCTCTCAATGGTATATCAACGCTATCCATCTAATATGGCAACACTTACTGATGTATGTGAGGTTCCAGATGCAGAATATGTAAAAACGAAGGTTATATCATACGTTCTTCAATCACGTGGTGATGATAGATTTCCACTTGTAGATGCAGATGCTAATAGAATGCTGCAGAATATGATCGGACGGGAAATGCAACAAGTACCAGGGGGATATAATAACACCCCACTTTCAGGCCATGCAAAATATAGACTTGGCACATAAACTATGCCAATATTATCAACCAAACCACCTGCATACAAAAAAAAGCGAGATCTAAACGCTGAGTGGTCAAACTTCAGAAAAGGACTTAATCTACTTCTCAGGCCAACAGAACTAGGTCGTGATGAATACACTCAAGGGGATAATATTATGCTTCTTGGGTCTGGTGTTCCAACAGGCAGATGGGGTACGTCAGAATACTTCTCAATTAATAGCACAGGTTCTATTCGAGGACTTGCTACCTATGTTGATACAGCCTCTCTCACAAATGAAATACTAGGACTTACTGACGAAGGGTTTATTGCCAAAAAAAATGGCACTACATCAACAGTTGTTACTGGTCAATCGTATCCATCTGGATCTATTATCAGATCCGAGCAGCTTGGGGGATATACATACTTCGTATCAGAAAACAGGCCTCTAACACGCTATAACGGGGTATCACTTGATGTATTTGCTACCATATCGCCACCAACAGGCCTTTCTGCAACAAACTTCTCAGGTGCAACGGGAACCGCACAATACTCATGGAGAGTAACGACACTTGGTGCTAATGGTGGGGAAACAACTCCATCAACAGAGGTTATACTTCAGAATCTACCAACAGACCTATCAAAGACACAAGTTAATCTTCGATGGACAGCACCATCGGCTGCGACACTGTCAGGCTATTCTATTTATCGTGGATTCCCAGGGGATGAAACATTCCTTGCTGGTGTGAATGCATCAATTACTCAATACACAGACTTCGGGGATGCGTCAAGTGAAGTGATACTTACTCCTATAACCAATACAACTGGTGGAGTTAAATCAAAGTTTATTACCAAGTTTAATGACAGACTCTTATATGTAGATAAAGATGATCCAACAAAATTGCTTATCTCAGGGAGATATCCAAACCAGACAAAGATCAATTGGGCAGATGGTGGTGGGTATATTTATATTGATCCTGATTCAGGACAGGATATTACAGGAATATCAGTACAGCCTGGATCAAATAAGATAATCGTATTCAAAGAGTTTTCATCATACGCTGTGGAATTATCAACTGTGAATATAGGGAATTATGTTGTTCTTGATCCAAGCTATCAGCCTATATCAACAGCCGTTGGATGTTCAAATGCAGACACTATCCAAACTGTTGAAAACGATGTCTTTTACTTCGGACGGAAGGGTATGTATGTTGTTGGGTATGAGCCTAACTTCTTATCAATTATTAGAACTAACGAGGTGTCTGCACGTATCAGGCCATATCTTGCACGCTTAGGGGATTCTGATTATCGCAACTGTAACTCATTTTATATTGATAATAAGTACATACTCTCATTCCCTGATAGAAAAGAACTTGTTGTATATGATAGGGAACGAGGCTGTTTCACTGGTATATGGAAATTACCCTTTGGAATATCACGCATGTTAAAGTATGTAGATTCATCGGGAACAGAGAGATGGATAATAGGATCAAGTGAGGATAACCAGACCTATACCTTCGAATCATCTGTAAATAGTGACAATGGCACGATAATTACAAAAACCCTTAGAACCAATAAGGAGGCATTTGATTCATGGTCTGTTCTTAAAATTGTCAAGTTATTCTATATTCTGTTCAGAAATATTACAGGGAGTGTAACTATTAATTTACTTCTAGAAGATAGAAACGGATCAACATCAACAATAAAAACATTTGATATTGAAGGAACTGCTATTGCAGGAAATAGTGGCTGGGGTGCAACATCATGGGGTGAATCACTATGGGGAGATACTATTGATTCGAGTGTGACAGGTTCTGATGAGTTTACAAGATGGTCACAGCTATTTAAGTCAGGCAGACTTATACAAATAGAGATTACATCAACAGCAGCAAATTCTAACTTTGAATTACTTGGTATTAGACTTACAGCCTCAAGTCAGGGGGATGGAAGTCTATCAAGTCAACAAAGAGTCTAGTTTTTTCTTGCAAACATTATAAGTGAGTTTGTACTATTAAGATATGCCATTATACGCACCACCAACACAGGACTTCTTACAAAAGACCCTTGATGCACAGCTTCTTACAGGGGTTACAGCCTCAGCGACCCTGAACAATACAACAGGTCTTGCTAATCTTCCAGGAGTGATGATTATAGATCGTATTAATACAAATAACGTAGAAACTCCATCAGCACGTGAAGTTATAGCATATACAGGAACATCTGGTGCAACAGTAACGACTCTTACTCGTGGTCTGGCTGGCACTACTGATCAAGATCATGCGGTTAGTGCAATTGTAGAATTTACACCTGACGTTATATGGGCAGATTCAATCTATGATGCACTGGCAAATTTGGTTAATACAACTACCCTTGCAGTCGATACAACCAAAGTAGTTACTCTAACAGCATCTCAAACCCTTACGAATAAGACACTAACATCTCCATCAATGACATCTCCCTCAATGACCTCACCATCAGTAACTTCAGGTGATGTTAATCTAGCTACAGGTCTTAATATCCAAGTGAATGCAGCAGATCCTAAGAGAACTTTTTATGTTCCAGCTTCGGCCATGTTCCCCTCAACTACAGCCCCTTGTGCTTCTCTTACTCAGGTGGAATCAACAACTAACGATGTAAACATTAAAGTATTAGATTTTGATGGTGCAGGAACAGCCAAGGAATATGCAGAGTTTGGTATTCAATCCCCTACTTATTGGGATGCATCAACTGTAACGGTTCAGTTTACATGGTACGCAACAGCAGGAAGTGGAACTGTTAATTGGGAAATTCAAGGACTAGCACTTTCAGATGATGATGCACTAGATACAGCCTACGGAACTCTACAAGAGGTTACAGACACACTTCTTGCAACAGGGGATGTACACATCACAGCAGAAACTTCGGCAATTACAATCGCAGGTACTCCCGTTGCAGGAGACTGGCTTCAGTTTAAGGTAGCTAGAGATCCTAATAATGATACGAATACGAGTGATGCAAGACTTATGGGGGTTAGAATTCGCTTCGGAATTAAGCAATATGATGATGCCTAATTGGTAAATATAATAATAAATAATTTATGGCTGAATTTTTATACTCTACTCTATACACAGACGCTAATCTTCAAGAATACTACAAACTAGAAGACTTAACAGGGAAGAATGGAAATACCCTTACTAACAATAATTCAGTAACCTTTTCGGCAGGGAAATTTAACAATGGAGCAGACCTGGGATCTAGCGATGGTAACAAGGCTCTAACAGTTGCTAGTGCTTTTAGTATTGATGGTGGGGCTTGTGGTCTTTCTTGTTGGGTCAAACTCAATACAGAAATTGCATCAGGAACATATAGATTTCTCAATGTTGGGAATACAACAAGTGATACTGAATATTACATAGATTATCAATATAACGCTGGAACAAGAAGACTCGCTTGGGGTAGGGGAAAAGTAGGTGTGGCAAATGAAGAAACATACTACACTGTTACGCTTGGAACTTCTAATTTTTATCATTTGGTTCTTGCTTATGATGCTACAAATCTAAGAGGTTATGTCGATAATGTCTTACAATCTGGCCCAACAGCAGCTTCTGGATCTGGGTCAGCTGGTAATACAGGTTTTGCTATTGGGGGTAATGTAACTCCTGATTCTACATTTAATAGTGCCTTGGCTATTATAGATGATGTTGCAATCTTTAATAGGAACCTTGCCGCATCAGATGTTGATGCAATTTATAATGCAATCGAACCTTTTTCGGGTGGATACATACACATGAGTAATTAACTATGATAAAAATCTGTTTACAGGCTGGACACGAAAATGCTAAGAACAATTGCGATAGTGCCTTGCGTGGTAGTACTGGTGCTCCTGGTGAAGTAGAATTTACAGTTAGGACGAGGAACAGACTTTCTGAAATCCTCATCTCTAAAGGTTTTCAGATTCAATTAGTAGATTCAACCTTTAATTGTGATCCCAAAGCTAATGATCAGGACTATAATTTATTCCTTGCAATCCATTACAATGCCTATATCAATGGGTCAATCGGTGGATTTACAGACTTTCCAGAACCATCAACTGATGGTGCAACAGCAGAATCACAACGCATCGCAGGAGTATTAAAAGATGTTTATTTCCCAAATGCAGGAATTGAATACAAGTCTCTCTCTAATGCCAATACCAGATACTACTATATGTGGAAGTTCCTATCTGCAAAAACCCCTTGTGTACTTATAGAGTGTGGTACAGGCCAGAATCCTCATGATAAGGTAATTCTTGCCGATACAGAACGTGTGTGTAATGCAATAGCCCGCGGAATTTGTAAGGCATTTAACGTACCATTTGATCCAGTGACCCCTCCTACACCAGTTATTGACTATAAAGCCAAATTTGAGGCACTACAGCGTGATTTTGATGCCTTCAAAAAGACCAGTGAAGAAACAATTAATAAACTAAAAAGTAAGATTGACAGAATACGGGGGATTACCAATGAGTAGTACTCCTGTTAAAAAACCACGAAAAACAGAAAGTGCAAAATTACGATCTATTGAAATTACCCTATTAAAAATACTTGACGAATTATCATCCATATCACGCAAACAAAAAGAACTAGACTCACAAGTTACCCTTATCTATGAAGATCACAATCTCCTCGAAACTATCCAATCTAATGTCACAGGTCTACACGAAAGGGTCAACTCTAATTTTGATCATTATGAGCGTGTTGTTAAGGATCTACGAGGAGATAT